CTGCTCCGCACAAGGGTTGAAGCCCATAATGCGAGTGTCCTTATAATCAGGAGCATCCGCAAGACGGCCATAATTACGAGCAACATCAAGCCAGATAAATCCTGGTTCTCCGTTGTCTGCAATTAAATCTACATAGTCTTCATACTTAGTTCCAACTTCTGCTGCGATTGAGTTATTTGACATCCATGCCCAACCTGGTTTTTCTGGATCATATGAGTTTCTTTCTGGAAATACTTCTGGGTTCTTTAGATTAATAAAACCATTATCCTCTGGTGTGCCAAGTGCAAGGGTAGCAGAACGACGAACATTTCCTGATACCACACATGTACCAACAAGATTAATAATGTCTACAATTGCACGGCTATCTAGTTGCTCTCCAGCTCTAGAACCAATTACATTGCGAATACGTGTATGGAGATCAATGAGTGGCTGTGGACCGCTTGCAACGCCTCCAAAGCCCTTAATAGGGGCACCTAGAGGACGGATAAGGTCATAGTTGAATTCCTGAATAGACTGGTTCTGGCGTAGAAAAGAATTAATCAAAAGACGAACTGATTCTACCCATCCTTCACGAGTGTCAGGGATATCATAAATAGAAGCTGGCTCTGTTGGAGCATAAATAGGCATCTGCTTATCTTGTCCAAGGGTGTCAAAACCAACACCAATACCAAGCATCAATGCATCCATTACCCAGGCAAACAATGCACCTGGATCATTACGATCAATGTCACGAGTAGAAACCATTGCACAGTTTTGAAGGGAAGCAGAGTTACGCTTTTCCATGGTCATAGGTGTTCCAAATGCCCAAAGGCCACGTCCTGGTGGAGTCCACTTTAGTTCAAACATTCTTTGGAATGCTTCTTGTGCTGACTTCTGTGCCTTGTTATCATTCCATGGGAGACGGTTATCCTTAGCATGGTTCTTCTGTACTGAGTACATACCCTCAATTACACGACGGCACACTTCATGCCAGCGCTCCTTAGTCCCATCTTCCTTAACACGGGAATAGGTACGAATAAATGTAATCTCTCCCAATGAGTTAGAGCCTGCATCTGAGAATCCAAATGGTGCTGGGGTAGTAGAGTACTTATTTACAAAGTCCTCTGATAGACGGAATGAGAATACGCTTTCTGACATTTATGTACCTTTCAAAGTAAAATTGATGAGAGCTTTGCCATTTGCAAAGTAGTGTTAAGTATATCATAGATTTTAAAACAAAACTACGCTCAATACATATCTATAAATCTTTAGTTTAAGGTTAGTACTTTTTAATTATAAAAGTTCTTGTCTCAAAATTTGGTACTATTAATATGGCAAATTTCAATTTGATTTATATTTACATGTTTTGGCAATGAGCCAACCCAATAAATTGATTCTGCTAAATCCTCTGCAGTTAATGCATTGTCTCGTTTTTGTTCCTGAGTATCAATAGTTGCAGGGCATATTTCTGTTATTTTGATGCCATAGTCAGGGAATTCAAGCCTCATAGTATCTATTAGTCCTCTTTGTCCTCTTTTTGCATTTGTGTAATTTCCTCCACCACGATATGGTATTTTCCCACCAAAAGAGGTTATAAAAATAATAGTTGGAGACTCTGATTTTTTCATACATGGAACAAATAGTTGAGATAAATACATTGGACCAGTTACATTTATATCATATGCTATTCTAAAATTTTCTGGAGTTTCATTAATAATTTGAGTTGGTCCTGATCCTCCACCCGCATTATTTACTAAAAGATCCAGAGTTATATCTTTATATTTTTCAAAAAAAACCTCTATGGCCTTAGAGTCTGTTATATCTAGTTGATATATCTCAATAGTATCTGACACAATTTTAGAAAGATTAGATAAATCTCTAGAAACAGCAATAACTCTATAGCCATTATTAGAAAGGTGTTTAACAGTTGCTAAGCCAACACCCTTACTTGCTCCAGTCACAATAGCTGTTTTCATCAATTTTACATACCAGGATTTAATTGCATATCATTATGAATCCAGTGTCCTGGAACCATATATTTAAAATTAGTTTTTACAAGATGTGCAGTATGGTAATATGGAGCAGATGATGGGAAGATTAAAATACTTCCTGCTTTAGGCTTAATGCCAAAATCAATCTGATTTTCTGCTACAGCAATATCATAGTCTAAATCTGACATAGGCTTATCTACTATTCCATCATAATCTGATAAAACAAAAGATATTTCTCCACCCTCAAAATCATCATTTAAATACATAGTTAATGAATATCTTAATGTTTTATCTCCATCAAGCTGATCAAAGTGTGCTCCCATGCCAACGCCAGCATCATATTTTTTAATATTGAATACTGGGAAAAGTCTTGGATCATCTTGATCACCTATAGATTTTGCATAATCTTTTGATACATCATAAAATGAATCCATAATTGTATGATAAATAAATGACATCTTAGACTTATATGGCTCTTCCATTTTTTCTATTTGATTTAAATCAAATGCTTTTGTTTGACCATAAAGAAAACTATCATCTCCAGACGACTTCCAATCATCCCACCTCTGATTATCATTGAGCCTATCTAGTTCATCAATTGTATTCATTAGTTCTTTAAAATTTTTTACACCATCTTCATAGTAATAAACATTTTCGCCTATGATTTCTTTTTTCATATTTTATTGACTCCTTAGTATTTATTATTTTCATAAAAATTTTTAATTTTAATAAATCCAACAAGAACATACCTTATTGGACCCTTTCCAACATGTCTTACTCCATGCTCATATTCATCATTGCCTGGAAAAATAAGTAGTGATCCTGGCTTTGGCTTTATCTGAACATCTATATTTTTAAAAAATAATTCTCCATCAATATAATCATCATTAAGATAAAGTATTGAGGCATACTGAATTGATGGATCAGTTTTTTGATCTGTATGTGATTTTAACTCAACATTTTCTTGCATTCTTTGAATAGTGGCAAACCCACTTAGTTCTAAATTAGAATGGTTTATATCAATTAACGAAGCTAGTCTATGATAAATAACACTTTGTATTGGATAATTATTAATATTAAAATTCTTATCATTCCAGTTTTCTGTTATTTCAAACTTACCTTCTGCAACTAGATTCTCAACATCGTCTCTTCCAAACTTTGCCATACAAAAATTTTTTAGATTGGTCTGATATTCTATCATCCAGTCTGACTCTTTAGTAGAGTTAATGATATTAAATATTTGATCTATTTCTTCTTTAGAAATAAAATTTTCAATAAGCAATAGATCTTTTTTTAGTTCTAAGACATCAAAACCGCTATCTTCAAGTTCTTTTTTTAAAAAACTATTCATTTTGCAAATCCTCTATCTTGTATTTATTTCCATACATATCTAACTTATATCCTTCTTTAATTAATTCTTGCCATTCTTCTTTTTCAACTTTCTGAGCATCTCTAATTTTTTTCATTTCTGCTGCCCAAGCATCTCTTACTTCTTGAGGATATGCTGACTCTTCTCTGTCATCCCAAAATGAGCCAATAGTATATCTTACACCTTTAGTTATCATTGTAACCTCATGCATATTTGCATGTCCCCCGCTAAAAACAGCAAGCATTCCTGTTTTAGGTGATACTGTAATATTGTTTTTTGGAAAGTTTAATAGGCCTCCATCAAAATCTTCATTTAAATAAATAAATGCAGCATATCTGCTTCTTTCAAATGGTCCAGAGTTTCCATCTTCATCTGTATTATCAGAATGAAGTCTTGCATATGCTCCTGGCTCCCACTTTTGAGTATGATATCCTATCTCAACTATAGTTTGTGGATCAAGATCATGAATAGATGCAACACCATTGATGATACCATTTTTAATTTGTGCAAAAATATCTGCTGGTAGTTTAGCATCTAAAATTTCTTGATCACCATCTTTAGGAAGTATAGATGAATATGACTCATAAAAAGAAATAGGAGTCCAAGATATCTTTCCACTATTTGCTTGGCTATCTAAAATATTTATTATTTTTTGAGATTCTTCTTCTGTTAAAAAGTTTTCGTAAAGAACTATGTCTTTTGTTAATCTGACTTTATTGCTAAGATTCATTATGGCTGCCTACTTCCCGTATGTCTTTCAACTGTCCAAAAAAATGGTATTACATATCTTATGCCACTTTTAATTTCACGAACACCATGTATATAGTTTAAATCTCCTGGGAAAAAGTATGCTCCTCTAGGCTTTGGTTTAAACTCTATTCCATGATCTGGGAAATAAAGTTCGCCCCCTTCATAATCATCATTTAAATAAAATAGTCCTGCTATATCAAACCATGGGAAGTCATTTGGTTCTCCACTTGGCAATTGTTTGTCAGCATGTGGCTGCTGCTGTTGTCCTGGCAACCATCTAACAATAGCTGGACTAGTTGGTGAAGCATCTACCTCAAAGTATTTATCAACTTCTTTTTTCAAGCGATCAACCATTTCTGAAATTACAATAGATATTTGAGGATCTGTTTTATCTAATGTATTTTTAGTTGCAACTCTATCTTTCCAAAAGTTAGAGTCATATGTGACAACACCATCTTCATTGTAGTGTGTTTCTGTTATATCCCAAATTTTTATTTGTTTTGCAGCGTTCAATAAAAATGTATGCTCTTCTTCTGTCATAAAGTTTTCTCTAGACTGAATATGGTCTGATGATGATCCAAAGAATCCTGGTGGAGTTATTGACTCATAAGATATCATGTTTTTATTTTGAATTTCTTCTGTCATATTATTATTATACCATTTCTACTCATAAGATCTTTTAGACCATATTTTATTTTTATATATACCGCCATTTGGAACACGGTATAATTTACTATTCTCCATACTTCTCTTAATCATATCATCTATTGGTGGAGAAGATATTTCAGACTTCCAGTCTTCTCTTAAAAATGGAATCATTTGAGCATATGGTGTTCCAGCTGGAATTATTCCAACCCATCCCTCTCTTATAAAAAATGGCATTGATCCAGGAAGATTAACATTGTCATTATCAATAATGCCAGAAACTGTCATAAATGGTAAATCATACCTATTAAAAGGTGATGCATAGAGAACGCTATATCCTTTAGGAACTTTTACTGACCAGTCTGGGAACCATGCAAAATGATGTCTATAGTATCCTTGTGGATGCTCAAACTGTGGCATAGGATCTCTTCTATTGATAAAATCTTTGCATAAAATGTCTTCAATTTTAGCTGCAATGTTGCCATCATTATCAATAAAAAATTCTATATCGCATGGCGTTAAAAGAGAGTATCCACTACTCATAATATCAAATATTGCAGGACAGGCTTTCCATGTTGGTATTTTACCTTCATCTGGTCCTATAGCATATTCTCCATTTGGCATTTTGGCAAACCTATCTGCTTTACGATACCAGCTTGGAATGAGCTTAGATATTGGACTAGGTTTTGAAATACTCTCTTTTCCAGTCCAGCTTTTATTATTAATAAATTCTATAACTCTCATAATGTTCTATCAACAACGCTTAATCTTAAGTTTTTTACTTCATGTGATCCTATAGACTCACCCTTTTCATTTGTAGCATTTCTATAAAAATCTGTCCATTGTCCAGACATGTTTATCTTTTGTGATACTTCACCATACGATTTTACAGCGTCTTCATATTCTTTAGTATGTTCAAAATTTAATATTTCAACTGATTCATCTTTCAAAGATGTTACAGAAATAGGAATAATTGTTGCTATAGGATATCCAGCCTTTATGGTTATTTCTTTATTTGGTGTTTTACACTTAATAGCAAGTGGAAAATCAGTATTTAAAAAAGATGTTGAAATTAACGAAGAAACAACCTCAAAGTCTGGATTAAAATAGTTTGGAGGAGTTATTGTTAATACACTAACTTTTTCATCTGTTCTTAAAATAAATCCAGTTCCAAAACTTACAGTTGACTGTCCTCTTCCAGTATAAGCATGCCCCTGCCCCTCTATTATTGTAACATTATCTCCGCTGGTATCATTAATGCCATTCCAAATAAATCTAAAATCATTATTTGAATAAATATTCCAACCAATAACATTAGCAGATGTAACTGGATGGCATCTATAGGCATGACCTTGTGGAGTTTCATCCATCCAATCTCTTTTAATAGACATTGGTGCAATCATTAATGCTTCAGGGTCTTTTTTATAGCATCTTATTATAGACATTATGAACCAGTTTCTTGATAAAATTCTGGTTTATGAAACTTATCACTATAATCAAGCATTGTAACTAATGAATATTTTGTTCCAGAGTGAACAACTTTTGCTTGATGTGGATACATGTAATTTGATGGGAATAGCACAACATCTCCAGCTTTTGGTACATAGTTAATATCCTGTAATCTAAAATATAGTTCTCCGCCTTCAAAATTATCATTAAGATAAGCAACTAAAGAAACAGTACAATTATAAGAGAACCCATGATCATGGTGCTCCATAAAGTGATGTCCAGGTTCATATTTAATAAAATTAAATGCTTCCCAATATCTTAAGCTATTAATATTAAATCTCTTACAATAGTCTTCTACCGCTAAACTTTGACGATCATAACAGTCTTGCCAAATTTGTTGAAGCTGTAAAGAGTGTTCAGATTGATCCCATGAGATGTCTGTCTTTTTAAATTTAAAATCTACACAATCACGATATTCTGGCATTCTTTGCTTATACCCAACATAAGCTGGTTCCCACTTATATATATTATTATCTTCGTTACCCAGAACAGACTCTAATCTATTAATTATGTTTAGACTTTCTGGAAGAACATCATGATATACAAAAATTCCTGGCGCTATTTGTTCGCTACTACTCCAGGATATGTTTGATTGATTATTCATATTTTATTTTCTCCTTTTAAATTAATATTGTGTATGACCTAAAAGATTGATGTCTGACATAATTACTATGCAATATTTTGTACCAGACTTCATTGGCAAGGAAGCATGCTCATAAATATAGTTAGATGGAAATACTGCAATGTCTCCAATTTTTGGTGCATATGTTAAGTTGTCAAGTCTTGGAAAATGTAGTTCTCCACCATCATAGTCATCATTTAAATATACTACAATTGAAACTGTAGTATTATAATGTGGTCCATGATCTGCATGAATTTTAAACTGCTGACCTTCTCCTTGATATTTTACAAAATTAAATGCCTCATAATATGAAACATGAATACCCCAATAGCGAGCATAATCATCTACACATTGCTTAACTATAGAATACATTTTTTCATAAACATCAAGAAGGTCTTTGTTATTTTCATTTCTTGGTCCTAGACTTTTGTCATTAAACTTAAAGTCAAAACAATCTCTTGCAGCCTTAATTGGCTTATCAGAATTTGTTACTTGTGCTTCACTCCAACGATATACTGATCCAGAAGACAGTGATTTTTCAATAGTATTAATTACCCAATCTACATCTTCTTTGCTTATTGCATTTTCATAAATATTTAAGCCTAGACCTGGATTAGACACCTTTATTGTATTAAAATATCTTTCTACTCTGTTTGAGGCAGACTCAGACCTATCCTTAGTAAACCATGGGTTTTCTTGTTCTTCATACATCATTCCACCACCTAACCTTAACAATGCTTTCTAATAATTATATCATAGACTACTGATTTATATAGTTTATTGGTTTTAACTTAATTGTTTTTTGTCCCTCAAATATTTTTTCATTATCTGGCCCTATACCCTTTTTATAAAATTGTGGAAAACTGTATGGACCATTGTCTTCAAAATGCTTATACCTATTACTATGATATCTAGCAGAATCATTAGACATTTTTTCTGTTATTGGCTTAACAGTAACTTCTGTTGATTCCAATAAATTTTTAGGATATATTGTAATAAATGCAATTGGCATATCTTTTGGAAAAATGATTTCTTTATTTGCTGATGTAATTTTCCAAGAAATCATAAGTGTTTGATAAGTATAATAGTCTGTTCTCCACAAAGATGTAAGAGGTGTTGCATCTGGAAATAAAAAATTTGGTGATCCAGATAATATAATATAATGATCTGGGTCTGTTTCTACAATAGTGTTAAGCATAAAGCTAACTTGTCCCACTCCAGCCTCATTACTTGCAAGCTTTATACCATTATATGTGCCACCAGATAAAACTTCTACATGTGATGAATCTTCTCCATCTATACCCTCAGATATTCCATCCCACTTAACAATGACATCGTGAGGTAATCTTATTTCCCATCCATGAACATTAGCACTTGAAATTGGAGTACAAATATAAGCAATTTTATTATATGTACTATCCATCCAATCTCTTTTTACTTTTGATTGTTCTATAATAGGAAAGTCTATGCTATTATTTTCTATCCAAAATATTATTTTTGGATCATTACTGCTCAATATGTTTTCCCCATTTTCCAATAGGACATTCAGCATTAATTAAAGTTGTTTTTCCTGGCATAAAACAACCACACTTTTCACACTGTTTAGTAGCCTTAATTAAAAACTCACACCCCAAACACTGTTCCATTCTTTTATTAATAACATCTTTATCCTCTATTTTTTTATCTGGATCTAAGAGATGCCAAGGACGTGATTCTCCTAAATTTTTTTTCCACTCATCCCACTTAGACATTAATACCCCCTAATTTATTATATATTATACAGCTTTTTGAAAATTTTGTCCATTCCAAATATCTCCAAGATTAATGTTGCTATAGCCTTCAAGATCAATTAAAATAACTTCTGAATCAATAGCTGCTTGAAATTTCTCATCAAGAAATGTATTTTTATAATTAGTTATAAATCCAAAAATTTTATTGTCTGATAAAAATGTATAGATGTTTTGTTCATCTATAACTTTTATACATCCATCATAGTTATCTGGAATAAAACTATCACCATTCCATACTGAACCTATTTTAATACCAGATGTATTTTTAGGATTTATTACTTGTGATCCTTTTGAAATAGCAGACTTATATCTTAAATCTCTTTCTTCATTTTTTTCAAGCTCTAAGATATCAAATATCTCAAAAGATGAATCATCAATTTTAACTGCTAAAGCATAACTACTTATTAACATTAAATCACCCCTGTATTATTTAAGCTTATGCTTATCCAATACACCTTCCGCAGTTACATATTGGTGTTCCTCCAGAACATGGTGGTCTGCATGAAGGGCAGAAGTATGGAGGAAAGAATGGGAAGAATGGAGGTGCTACAAAGCTAGGGAAGAACGGGAAGAATGGAAAAAATGGGAAAAATGGAGGGAAAAATGGAGGGAAGAATGGAAAGAATGGAGAAAGCGTTGTAATGCTTGCAGTAGATGAAGAATTTGCAGATGTTCCATTAGCATTTGTAGCTGTTGCATAATATGTTTGAGATGTTCCAGCTGTGTCAGAAATAGTTGCTGATGTTGCGGTTGTAGTAAGATCTCCTGAAGATGTATTATCAGATCCATAAACATTTTGCTTTGTTAAAGCCTTACCACCAGTTGCACCAATTGTCCAGTTTATTGTATTTTGATTAACACCAGCTGTTGCTGTAACAGATTGTGGTGCCTGTGGAACTGTTGTAACAGTAACTGATGACGAAGTAGTTCCGTTTGAATTACCAGAGCTATTTGATGCAACTACAGTAAATGTATATGCTGTATTTGATGCAAGTCCTTGAAATGTATATGATGTTGTAGATGTACCAGTTACAACAGCATATGTTGATGGTGTTGTAGTAATTGTATAAGATGTTGCTGCTGGGGAAGTTGCTGGCAAAGTCCAAGAAAGTGATGCAGCAGCACCAGTGTCAGCTGCACTTGCTGCAGACGTTGTATTAGCTGTTGCCAAGTATGGTCTAGAAGTACCAACATCTGTTGCTGTCAAACTAGTTACTGCATCTGGCTGTAAAAAGTTATCCTGAGCAGAAGACTTAATTCCTCTTTTTTTGCTTGTTGCCATTTTTTATTCCCCTATTTCATTACGCTGATAGATCGCCCATTACAACCCATGTATCAGTTGCTCTCTTGAAAAGAGTTGCAGATGACCACTGTGTTCTAAGCTTTAATCCTGGTGTTGCATTAACTGTAACTCCAACAGCTCCAGCAATTGTTACCTGTCCTGTTGATGTTTGAAGAATATCAATTGATGTTCCTACTGGATATGCTACTGTTGCATTTGTAGGAATTGTAATTGTTGTTCCAGATGCTGAGGAAACTTCTATTAATGAGTCTCTTTCAGTTAATGCAGAAAGTGTATACGATGCAGTCTTTTGAATAATTGGTGTGCGTGATGGAACACCTTCTTTTGTTTGTGTTCCGTCTGAAAAAACTACACCAGATGATGGGGTTACAGTTGTTGCTGTAAGACCTGCTACCGCAAGATCATCAAGTGATCCCTGTGTAAAGTTAACTGTTGTTGATGGCTCTGTTGTAACACCTTGAAATAACTTCCACTTAGAATCTGACACGTCTCTTACAAGACCTGCATGCTTTGCTGTACCGTCGTTATAAGCAACTACAAGACCAAGGTCTACAGTGTTTGCGGAGTTCTGATAAGCAAGTTGAATCATGTTATCTTCAATTGTAATAGAAGTTGCACTTGCTGCGAAGTTAGTTCCATTTACAGTAAAATCACCGTTAACAATAAGATCTGATGTTGTAGTTGTTCCTGTAAAAGTTGGTCCAGCAAGTGGTGCCTTTGCTGCAAGATCAGTTGTAAGATTTGTAATATCAGACTGTGCGTGTGAGTGAGAAGTATTTGCTTTTCCATTAATTTGTGTCTGAATTGCTGAAGTAACTCCATCCAGATATCCAATTTCTGTATTAGATACGCCAGTAACCTTATCTTGCTTAAGATCTAATGCTGAATTTACATCAGATGTAAGAGCGAGAGCAGAGGTATCTGCAATACCGTGAACTGATGTGGTATCTGAATTATGTGTTGATATTTCAGTTGCAGTATATGATTTTGTTGCTAATTCATTTGTATCTGCAATTCCATGAACATTTGTTGTATCTGAGCTATGTGTTGAAACCGCATCATTTGCATATGTTTGTGTAGCAAGCAAAGAGGTATCTGCAATGCCATGTACATTTACGGTTGCATCTGTATGTGCATTAAGAGTTGTTGTAGTAACAAGCACTGATGTGTCTGCAATACCATGAATATTTGTTGTATCAGATTCATGAGCTGTTAAATTTGAGTTGACTGAATCAATTTGTCCTTGAATTCCAGCTGTTACTCCATCCAGATATCCAATTTCTGTATTAGAAACTGTTCCAACAGTTAGAGAAGATGCAGTTAGTCCTCCAACCTCAAGGTCATCAAGAGATCCCTGTGTAAAATCAACTGTGGTTGAAGGTTCTGTAGTTACACCTTTAAATAATTTCCACTTATCTGAAGAAACATCTCTTACAATACCTGAGTGCTTAACAGCACCATCATTATAGGCAACTACAACACCAAGATCTACAGTATTTCCTGCATTTTGATGGGCAAGTTGAAGTAAATTATCTTCAATTACAATTGATGTTGCACTGGCTGCAAAATCTTGTCCATTTACAGTAAGGCTTCCATCAATAACTGTATCACCTGTAACATTTAATGTTCCAGCAATAGTAGCATTTCCATCTACAGTTAATGTTTCAACTCCAAGAGTATCTGTTACTGCAAGATCAGTAACTGTTCCATCTGTAAAGTTTAATGTGCCAGTTATTGTAGCTCCACTAGTTGTTACTACTGTATTATCAATATCAAACTGATCTGTAGTTGCATTCCAATCAAGTCCAACGCCTGCTGCTAAAGCTGCATCAAAAGCTGCATTAGAAATTGCTGTATCAACATATGTTTCTGTGGCAAGGCTAGATAGGAAGTTTGGATCATCTCCAAGAGCTGCTGCAAGCTCATTAAGTGTATTTAGAGCTGCTGGTGCTCCATCAACAATACTGTTGAGAGCTGCAGTAATAGAGTCGGCATCTGTAAAGTAGGTAAGGTCTACCCAGTGATTTACTCCATCACCAATTTTAAACTTATTAGTATCTGATTCAAAACCAATTTCACCAGGTGCAAGAATTGGACCATTGCCAGAATTTGTAGAAATCCATTGTGCAGCGGTACCTCTGCGCTGTTGCATTCTTGTTGCCATTTATAGTCTCCTCTGATGCTTTATACTAGTATTATATCAGATAATTAGTTAAAATTATCTATTGGTGTCCCGCCATCAAAAGTCTGGTCCCAGACAGTTGTGTTGTATGATCCGCCATCAATCTGTGCTGAAAAAACAGCATCATAAAAACCAGCATCTTGGAATACTGTAACAATAAGTCCAGTTCCATCAATTGCTGTATCATGAATATGCTGTCTTAGATTTGCGGTATCATCAAAAGTAGCAATCATTATCCATTCGCCAGCATCTGTAGAATATACAGAAAGATGACGAGTTGTTGTATCAAAATAAAATTGTCCATCTACAGGATTAGCTGGAGCTTGAGTCTCTGTTGGTACTATTACTGTACCAGTACGGCTATCTACATATTCTTTTGTTGCTGCATGAGCATTTATTGTGGGGGTTCCTACTTCAACTGCCCCGCCAAAAGATCCACCAAGGGCAACGACTAAGCCGTTCTTTACTTTAAAGTCTTTATCTGTCGTTGCCACTTGGTTTCTCCTTTAATTTAGTTATGCTAGTAGTGTTCCAACAACAGTAACTGTTGAGTTATTGTTGAGTGTTGTTACACGAAGTCTTACATCACTACCGCTTATATCAGCAGAAATTGTCATTGATGCACCGTTAGTTCCAACAATTCCGTATTCTGTAATTGCGATATTGTCTAAAGTATCAAGAGTCAAGAGAATCTTTGATATTTCTGTGTGTGATCCGTATGCTGTTTTTACTAAGAACTCTGCTGAACGGTAGTCAGCCTTAGCAAATGCATATGCTGTTACTGTTGATGCTGTTGCAATGTCTGCAACCTGTGCTGCAATCTGCTTAGCAACATAGTCAAGAGAAACTGATGCAAATGTTGGGGTTGTATCCTGAAGTGCATCAATTGCTCTCTGATCTGTAAAGTAGAGATTTGTTGTACCCTCATCAAGATCATCAGTTGTAGAATCTGCTACACCGTTTTCTGCGGTAATAGTAAGTCCTGAACCAGTTCCTGTGATTGTGATATTTGTAAGTGTTGCATTAGTCAAAAGATCTGCTGCAGAAGTCTTAGCACGAGCATCTGTGAAGTACTCGTTAGTTGAACCTTCTGAGACATCATCTGTATCAAGAGTTACAGATGAACCTAGAGCTGTTGCAGAACCATTAATTGTAATTGAATCATTAACAAGAGATGCATTAGCAATATTTGAAATTGTATTGCTTGATCCATCAATTGTTTTATTTGTAAGGGTCTGAGAATCAGATGTTCCTACGATATTTCCTGTTACACCATGAACACCAGTTGTTGCCTGTTCGTGTGTTGTAAGATCACCAGATACGCCAGATACTTCTGTATCTACATAGTACTTAGTAGCAGCATCCTGGTTATTTACTGGCTCTTCAAGATTTTCAATTGTGTATGTATTAACAGCATCAATGTTTGCACTAAGAACTGTACCAGAACCAAGAGTCTTATTTGTAAGAGTCTGGGAGTCTGAAGTTCCTACTACATCACCAGTTACACCGTGAACATTGTCTGTAAGGTCAATGTGTGCATCTAGCTCTGTATCAACATATGTACGAGTTGCTGTAATTGTTTCATCAATCTTAAACTCTGTACCGTCAAGTGTTAAGCCGTTTCCAGCAGTAAATGTACCTGCACCAGAGAACTGTGTGAATGATAGTGGGTCTGTGCCAATTGTTGCTGGCTTAAGTGTTTGGACCCAGCCTGTATTTGCATAAGTACCAGATGTTACGAAGATAAAGTCTCCGCTATCAACTTCTGTTGCTGTATCAAAGTCTGTTGCACGAAGTGCTTGACCTGAAGCCTGTACTACGTAAATACCATTTTCTGCAGCATTTGTCTGATCCTTTACAAGAACACGGTCTCCAGTTGCAAGTGTTACTCCACCAGCAGTATCTCCGTTTTCAAGGCCCGTTGCAATTGAGATATTTCCCTGTATTGCAACTCTTGCTGCTTCGTGAACATGAAGTCCTTCAGAAACTGCATCAACATATGCCTTAGTTGCAGCATCTCCACTATTTTCTGGTGTAGCAAGACCTGTGATCTTAAATCCACCAGCAGCAAGATCTGAACCAAGTGTCTTGTTAGAAATTGTCTGTGTATCTGTTGTACCTACAACATCTCCTGTAACTCCATGGACTCCAGAAGCAACATCGTGTGCATTGATTGCATTTGTAAGATCTGTTTCGGTTGCAACTACTGTATCATCAATCTGAATTGCTCCACCATTGGAAATTTCAAGACCATTTCCTAGATGTGCTGAAAATGATCCAGTTGAAGAGTTATAATTAACACCATCTCCACCAGAAACTGCACCACGAGCTAGTGTATCTGAGTAGTATAGGTTTGTAGTACCTTCTTCAATATCGTCTGTTGTAAGTGCATTAATTGATGTATCTGTGTATGAATTAGCATTTTGCTCTGCTGTTGCAGCAGATCCTGCAGCATCGTAATTAACAGCAAGTCCATCTGCATAATTTTCAGCATTTTGCTGTGCTGTAGCAGCAGATCCTGCTGGATCATAGTTTACTGCAAGTCCATCTGCATAAGATTCTGCTGCAGTCTGTGCTGCAGATGCTGAACCATAAGAATCAAATACACCAGACTTAATATTAAGTTCACCATTGATAACTTCCATCTGTGTAGACTCTACAGATTTTACAAGTGTTTCTCCACCAATGATATCAATAATATGTTGATCATCTGTAGGATTTTTTGTAAGAATGTCATAACCATT